ATCGCCCAGATCCACTCCCAAAACAAGAAATTGTACGTACTGAAGCTATGTGGTTCCGTATTGCACCCTATACCTTTACTACTGAAGGTCGAATCACACAAGTAATGGATGAAGCAGGTCTAACACGAGGTCGTGCAATACAAGAACTTCGATTCAGTGCCGGAAGTGTAGATGAAGCGATCCTTATGGCTCGCGATAGTCATCCGTACATTCCAAGCCCTCCTCCACCACGAAATCCAATGGAACCCACAGATGAAATGGCGACTGCTTGGGCATTGGAACGTCTGTTTACTAACGGAACGATTATAGGTGACGCCTATGTATACGGAAGTCTGGAAGACACACGACTTCGATCAAACTACTCACGATTCAGCGGACATGCATCTGGTTTATGGATGCACGATGAGTTTAGAGACATTGACCTCAGGGAACGATCTGATTCGCTCTAAAATGGAACTTTCACTCAACAAACATCAATTTTTCATTACAAATGCAAGAGTGTGATGGAAATGGTGTTTGCTTACAACAGACAATTAACTGCAATACGTATGATAAATGTCCAGACTTCAAGTGTATTCATGATTGCAAACCCTTTCCTTGTCCGAATGAAATCATATGTGGTTCATGGCTCCCAAAGTGGTGTTTAGGGATTAAGAAAAACGGACTTTGTCTTGATTGTGAATCTAAATTCCAGAAGAAGCTTGACATTGTTAAAAATACAGAGTGTCCTATGTGTATGGAAACCGAAACTTGTGTAATACAACCAAATTGCACACATCCAACGTGCGTTGAATGTTTCAAGAGATGTATGTATGGAAAACCAGATGATCCAGAACCAATATTTCCTTATCCAGATGAAATTGAAACCGAATGGGAAGATGGTGGGCGAGATGACCCTGCGTGGTGTGCAAGATATCCTCTAGCGGTTGAATGGGATGAAGCATGGAATAAGTGGGATCATGAAAAGGACCAAAAGTATTACCGTGAACAGAATCTTCGCAAGTGTCCGATATGTAGGCGTTAATCCACTGGTTCAGGAAACGAATCGGCAAGTGCCTCGCACGAGTTATTCATGTCAGAGATCTGAATACTAATGAACGATGTGATAACTCGCACGAAATCATCAATGTCCGTGTCTGTATCAATGAGTGCCTCAATTAGATAACTAACGGATCGTCCGGCAGTATATAGATGATCATTAATCTCATTCGTAATTCGATCGCCAAAAAACTTTTTAAATACAGACTGATACTCGTTTCCAAATTCATGCCCAGCATCTACCTCTGCCCATTCTCGAAAGTATCCCTCTCCAAAATTCATATGAACCTCTTTAGCAGCAAACCCACGCAGCTCTCGAGATGCCTTTGCGATACTTGTTTCGTAGTCCATATATTATATGACTATGGATCGCTTAAAATGGATCTAGAAAAGTATAAGAAATTGGACGTAGGAAGAAAATGCCAAGAACTAAAATGAAGAACAGTAACTTAGGATGCATATACCTAATTACTAACACCATTAATGGAAAGAAGTATGTTGGACAGCATAATGAACCAAACCCAGACTCTAGATTTTCAGATCATAAATGTAGAGCTCGTAATAATGGGTCACAATGTCCTGTATTATATGACGCAATCAGATGTCATGGAGAAGATAACTTTAAAATAGAAACACTTTGGGTTGGTTCTCTGACTGAACTTAATGAAAAAGAGGTCTATTATGCGGATCTACATAAAACATACGTATATTGTGATCCACCTGGTTATAATGTAGCTCATTGTGGAAATCAACCTATGCTTGGTCGTCATCATTCAGAAGAATCAAAGGCAGCTATTAGTGAACGTTTTAAAAATCTCGTAAGAACTGAAGAGCATTGTGCAAGAATTGGTGCTAGTGTATCTTTATATATTGCTTCTCATCCAGAGGAAATGGCTGAAAAATATAAACAAATTTCAGAAACACTTATCAAAAAAGGTCCAACTGGTCCTCAAAGTATTGAAGCTGTAAAAAATAAGATTGAGGCAGCATCTAAAAGTTCTCCAATACCAACATCATCTGGTGAAAGACACATTTGGAAAGATAGAAATGCATGGCATCTTTCAATTAAGAATAATTTAAATACTTATGAAGCAAGATTTACAACAAAAGAACGTGCTATTAAGGCACGTGACCTATTCATTTCGTCTGGTCATAAAACAGAAACTGATTTTCCAAAGAATGTTAGTGATTATGGAAAATTCATAAGAAAGAATAGAAATGGTAAGTTTATGGTTGATATTCACTCAACTAGGTTTCCTAAAAAATACGCCAAAGTATTTTCAACTATTGAAGAAGCCATAACTGCAAGAGATGACTTTCTTAAACAGTTTGAATCCATATAAAATGGATGTCAAAACCAACCAACTCAATCTTTTTCACTCTAAAATGGCTCAACTACTACAAAAACATCTTGCTGAAAACTGTTCAGGAACAGTTCAAAATAATCACTACACCTACTGGATTCCTCAATCTATTTATAATGACCTTCCAATCAAACGATGGAAGTATAACAGACCCCCTGATAAAGATCGTGTGGCTGAAATCCATGACTTTATGAATCAATCCAAACGCATGGACGGTATGCTTTACGTTGCATGCATTGACAAAGAACTAGTCTGCTATGAATCCAATCATCGTCGTGAAGCCTTGATTGGAATTGAAGGCATGAATCCCATTCTCGTTGATATCTTGTGGGACGCAACCGACGAGAGTGTGAAGACTGAGTTTCTCAGACTGAACAAAGCAGTCTCTGTTCCTGAACTCTACGTATCAGAAGAGACATCTGTAGATCCAACAGAACTCATTAAGCTGAGAGATACATTCTGTGAGACCTACAAACTACTGAAAGTCACTACAGGTCGTCCAAATGCCCCTAACTTCAATTCAGACATGGTCATGAATGAATTTCTGAGGGTGATGAAAGAGAACAAACTCAGTCCATCTGAGTTCTGGACTCGGTTAATGCGTCTCAATACTCAAATGTCTACTCGTGACCGCAAGAAGTTGACTCCTAAAATCATTGAAAAATGTGAACGTACAGGATTATGGCTCTTTGCATGGAGTCGTGTATTGGACGCAAAGGAGTTGGTTTAAACTTCGTCCAAAATGGATTCAACTTGGTCACTTAATTATTTTTCATATACAACATGTCATACGAAATTGCAATCTTTGAATACTCCGATCTCTACAGCGGTGACAGCGATGTGTCTCCAGACAAGGTCATCTGTGAGTTTATTGAGTACTACAAGCAGTACTTCGATCCACACGATTATGAGGAAGAGGACGTGATGTTTCAAAAGGGAAGAACCTGGCTGTCCTATACAGACAAGTCGGGTCGCGACAAGCCCATTACAATCATGCTCGTGGGTCTCATTACAGACAAACTTGTAATGGATCTCGAGGAGGCTGTGGCAAAGCTCTATATGAGAACCTGCTGGGAGTGCAAGAAGGAGTTCAAGCACAAGAAGTTTGCATTATGTGAGGTGTGTAGGAATAAGGAAGGCTATTAAGGATTCCCAGGGTCCTCCTCCCGATGCACAACCACAATCGGATCAGGAGCCTTGAACTTTCGTGGGCGACTACGACAGTAATACACACCTACAAATGAACATACAAACCCAGTTAAACTACCTAGTATAGGAATTGGATCCATTACTTTTTCCATGGGCAAAGGTGTAAGCGATAAAGATTACGCCAAACCAAGAAACTCACGTCCAAGTTTGGAGCCGACAAACACCAGTCCAGTCGCAACGAGTGCAATCGTTGAATGCCCGGGCATAGACTTAAAAAGGAGCACATGCGAAGCAATCAAAATCACGATACCCACCCAGAACATCAACACATAGAAATCCATTTATTACTCTATTACAAACAAAGATGGCCGTCAAGACTGAAGGATTGAAGTTTAAGTACTCGTTGTATTCTGCTCTTGCGTTTTTCCTTGTGGCAAATCCGGTTACCTTTCGCTTCGTGAACTCGTTGATCGCGGGTGTCGCAGTCAATGGGTGCCCTACGGCGTTTGGATTCATGCTTCATACCCTCGTGTTCTTCGTGGTGCTGTATGGTCTGATGAGCTTGCCTAGCGATCGGGAGTAAAATGGATTTATAAAAACCAAGAGTACTACTACTCCAGTTGAAATGGTTTGTTCTGCATGCAATGAATCGGGTCATAATCGCTCTAGTAAACAGTGTCCAAAGTACGGAGGAGGAAGAACTGTGGATCCAAATACACTGTGGAACAGGAGGTCTACACTAAACTATGAATTAGCTGCGACTGTCGATAGTTCAAGTGAATACAAAGTTGATCAAGAACTTATGAATAAAATGCATGAGATTCTTGGAGAAGACAAGACAATTTGTGTGTATTGTAGGACTGAGAAAGCCAATGCACCTGATCATTTTCATCCTCGTATTAGGAATGGAGAATATACTGGTTATGGGAACCACCCAGTTAATTTAGTTCCGTGTTGCGGAAAATGCAATCAACAGAAAGGAAATAAGACCCTACTGGAGTGGAAACCAAATCTAGCCACTGATACGATGTGGATTTCATTTCTGAAATTTCACGAGGAGAATGTAGTGAAGGATATTCGTGGCATTGAGATATATGCACAACAGCAAGTTAAGCTGCGGGAGTTCATCAAAAAACTAACAGATGAATGCGAAGACATGCGTAAAACGGATTTTACGCAGGCTCTGACATTGACTTCACAATGAATATCTACATCGTAAAAGGAACTGACGAGAGGAGTGGTTACAATGACTTCCTATTCAACCTCACGACTACAGGTGTACTCCATAGCATCGGTCGTTTGGTCTATGACTATCTGGACGAGACTCAAGATTACCATACTACGAATCCAGCATCAAGTCTTACTGAACAAGACATTACAAACGCACTTAAAACTGGCCAGCCTATCATCGTGTTACATCCGTTTAAGATCTATGTGACTATAGACATTCTTGGACCGTGAACGACGAGTTTTACGACGCGTCTTTCCTCCCTTCCATGTCTTGGGCTTGTCCGCAGCCTGAAGTTCCTTCGCAAGTTTCATCATCTCGTCGCCATCCACAAACTCGTCCTCACCCTCACCAAAACTTTTTCCTTCCTTTCTCAGTTGAGCGATTGCAGCCATGATATACTTCTGCTCAATTGCATCGGGAGGGGCAGGGGCGACCTTGCTTTTCTTTCCAAACAGTCCCATTACTTATACGCTCTGAATAAATTCCCAGTTGAGGTAGTCACAGATCTTCTTCCAGATTTGATCGTGGGCGATCAGGCGATCACGAGACTTCAGCAAGGGAAAGAACACCTTATACTCATCCAAGTCCAGTAACTCAAAGAATTTGTACAAGATGTACGAGTACGACAAAAAGTTCGTGCGATCGTTGGGACAGTATAGCAAGAACGGTGCCTGAATCTCCTGAAACATTGCCCGGACCTTTTCCTCTATTTCAGGGGTGATGGTTGGGGGCGGATTTCCGTTGAGCCGACT